TGCGTGATGGGTTTTATGATGGAGTCTGGGTAAGCCTACTTAAAAAAACTATACTGGATAATCCGGGCAACTATGTTGTGCCTGATGTGCGTTTTGAAAATGAAATAGAAATGATTCGCAGTATTGGCGGCGAAGTTTGGGAAGTAAAACGCAACGGTGATCCTGAATGGCTAATTGAATATGAAACAACAGGTGTAGAACCAACAACAGTACATCCTAGCGAATGGCGCTGGATCAAATCTAAAAAAGATGAAGTAATTACTAATGATGGTACACTAGCCGATCTTAATCGTCAGGTGTTAAGTCACCTCGGCGCCATCCCGTACTAACTAATTCTGCATTACAATTTAAACACACAGTCTTAAGATTGCTAGAATCAATATTGTTTAAATTGCCGTCAACATAAAATATAGTAACCTGACTTCTGATTACAGGCTTAAATCCACAAGCCTCACAAACACGTTTTACCCTATATCCACTATCAACCCATAATGGCTTTACAGGCTTGTGTAACTTTAAGCACTGTTCACATCTACGCCTATAGTAAATCTTATCGTCTTTTCGATAGTTTACTGCTTTTGGACGTTGTCCGCATATCTCACAAACCGGTCTCATACATGTATTTAACGCGGACCTTTAAAGGGATTTGGTAAAACAGGTGTTTTTTAGGGTGGTTAGGATAAATATTATATATAAAAAATCTTGTGAGAGATAAGGAACACAAACATGGCACTAATATCACCAGGCGTAGAAGTTACAGTAATTGATGAAAGTAACTACTCACCATCAGCATTAGGCACAGTTGCTGCTATTGTAGTTGCAACAGCCCAAGACAAAACAAGCGGTACAGGATCAGGTACAGCATCAGGAACTACGGCAGCAAACGCAGGTAAGACTTTCTTAATCGGAAGCCAAAGAGAACTTACAGCAACATTTGGCAATCCTACATTTTATAATACTGCAACAGGCTCGCCAATTAATGGTTACGAACTTAACGAATATGGCTTATTGGCTGCATATAGTTTACTAGGTGTAAGCAACAGAGCATATGTTACAAGAGCAGATATTGACCTTGCAGAACTTGTTGCAAGTTCAAGTCGTCCTACAGGTAATCCTACAAATGGTACTGTTTGGTGGGATGTAAGTAGCGATACACGTTGGGGTATTTTTGAATGGAATAAGTCAACTGGCGTATTTACAAACAAAATACCAACTGTAATCACAAGTACAACAGATTTAGTAGGCGGTGTTCCAAAGACTTCAATCGGTGCTATTGGTGATTATGCATTGGTTGCTACAAACACTAGTAATCCAGTTTACTACAAAAACCGTAGTAATGCATGGGTATTAGTAGGTAGTGCAAGTTGGCAGATTTCACATGCTACAATTGCAGGCACAGTTGCAAGTCCAAGATTTACTAATGGTAACAGTATTACTATTAACGGCACAACTGTAACAATGGTTGGTAGTACCGTAACTGATCTTAAGACTAGTATTAACAATGCAAGTATAACAGGTGTTACAGCAGATGTACACAGTAATAAGATTGAAATCTATGCAGACAGTACAGCAGTTGGTGTAGACAGTGTTGCTGACGGTAAGATTGTACTGGCAAATGCTTCAGGAACTATCCTTACAGATGCAGGTTTGACTGCAGGCACATATACGGCTCCGGTTATTGCACAAGATCCTCACTACACTGTTCCAGCATGGAAGTCAACAGACACAGTAACTGGTACAGTAAATGTAGGTCGCCCAACAGGCAGTGTATGGGTTAAAACAACAGCAAGTAACAATGGTTTCTTAGCAGATGTAAGTACATACAGTACAAGCAATGCAGCATTTACTTCAGGTAGTGCACCAGCATATGAAAACGATCAAACTGCACTAAAGAACTTGGATACAACAGGCGGTAAAGACATTCCAACAGGTAGTTTTTATGTACAGTATGATGTAAGTGAAAATGACACAGTTACTTATAAGTTGTTTAAGCGTTACAGTACAGGTGCATTGCAAGTTACAGGTACAGTAAATGATGCAAACCCACTTACTTCAAGTGAATCATTTACTATCCAAGCAAGTGCGGCTAACAGTACAACACTAACAAGTGCAGTCACAGTAACACTTAGTGGAACAAGTCTAGCAGACATGGCAAGTGACATTAACGGTGCTAACGTTGCTAACGTAAGTGCAAGTGTTAACAGTGCAGGTTACTTGGTTATTCAACACAGTCTAGGCGGTGTAATTGTAATGAAAGATACAAGTGGCACACCACTTGTAGATGCTGGTATTACTACAAGCATTACAACAAAACAAGTCCGTGCTGGTAACAATAGCGATATTATCCTAAGTAACTGGATTGCAGACACATATACTGCAAGTACAAGTGCTCCTAGTTCAAATCCAAGCGATGAAACTTATTGGTATAGTAGTGGATTTGAAGCAGACATCCTAGTACACGATGGTACAACTTGGAGAGGATATCAAAACATCACTGATACACGTGGTTATGCTCTTGGCGATACAAGTCCAGGTGGTGTAATTTTTAGTACTAGTGAACCAACTCTACAAAGCGATGACACTGCACTAGTAAATGGTGATTTGTGGATTGACACAAGTGACCTGGAAAACTATCCTGCACTATACAGACGTCAAACTGTAGACGGAGAAGCACGTTGGGTAGCAATTGACAAGACAGACAATACAACAGAAAACGGTATTATCTTTGGTGATGCACGTTTTATGGGAGACGGCACAACAGATGTAGTCACTGGTACTATCCCAACAACCATAACACTACTAACAAGTGATTACTTGGATATTGATCGCCCAGATCCAACAATTTATCCACGTGGTATGTTGCTATTCAATACACGTCGTAGCACATATAATGTGGTAGAATTTAGAAGTGATTACTTCTCACGCACTAACTTTAGTGACACAACACTTTATCCAACACTTCCAACAGAAACGGATGCATGGGTAACTGCAAGTGGCGATACCTTTGGACGCAAATCAGTGCGTAGAATTGTTACTAATGCAATGAAGAGCGCATTGGATTCTAGTACAGAATTGCGTGAAGATGCAAGGACCTTCAATGTAATTGCAGCTCCTGGATATCCAGAACTAATTAGTAACATGGTAAGTCTAAATAACGATAGACGTAACACAGCATTTGTTGTTGGTGATAGTCCAATTAGACTTTCAGGTAGCAGTACTGCTATTGAAAACTGGGCTACAAACACAGCATCAGCAACTGATAATGGCGAAGATGGATTAGTAACTAGTGATGCATACTTGGGTGTGTTTTACCCAAGTGGTACAACAAATGACCTAAGTGGAAACACAGTGGTTGTTCCACCAAGTCATGCTGTATTGCGTACAATTGCAAGAAGTGATGATATTAGTTTCCCTTGGTTTGCACCAGCAGGAACACGTCGTGGACTAGTAGATAACGTTACAAGCATCGGTTATGTTAACAGCACTACTGGCGCTTTTGTAGTAGACAATGTGCGTGAAAGTTTAAGAGATACACTTTATTCAAACAGAGTAAATCCAATTGCATTCTTTAACGGAAGTGGCATTCTTAACTACGGTAACAAGACTCGCGCCACAACTACTAGTGCATTAGATCGTATCAATGTTGCAAGACTAGTTGGTTATCTAAGACGTCAACTACAAACTATTGCAACAGGATTTGTTTTTGAACCAAACGATAAAATTACCAGAGATGAACTAAAACAACAAGTAGAACAGACACTTAATGATTTAGTTGCAAAGCGTGGTATATTTGACTATTTGGTAGTTTGCGATGAAACTAACAATACATCAGATCGTATAGATCGTAACGAACTATATGTTGACGTTGCTATTGAACCTGCAAAGGCTGCGGAATTTATCTTTATTCCAATCAGACTTAAGAATACAGGTGAAATTGCAAGCGGTAACATAGCGGCAGCAAGCACAGTCTAATAGAAATAAAAAAGATATGGGGGGTTGAATGCCCCCCATTTTTTATGACTGGAAACAGATAAATACTTTTATAATTATATAGGAGCGAAACGATATGTCAGTTTCATCATTAACAAAATTTACAGTCCCTATTGATGGTGATCAAAGCGCAGCAAGTCAAGGCTTGTTGATGCCAAAACTTAGATATCGCTTTAGAGCGAGTTTTGAAAACTTTGGTATCAGTACACCACGCACAGAGCTAACCAAGCAAGTTATGAATATTACTCGTCCTTCAGTAACATTTGAAGAACAACAGATTGATATCTATAACAGTAAGGTTTATATTGTTGGTAAGCACACTTGGGATATGGTCACAGTTAATCTACGTGATGATGTTAACGGCGCAGTCACTAAGTTGTGTGGAGAGCAAGTACAGAAGCAGTTTGACTTTATGGAGCAATCCAGTGCGGCATCAGGTATTGATTACAAGTTTATTACACGCTTTGAAGTCTTAGATGGCGGCAATGGTGCAAATGCACCATCAGTGCTTGAGACTTGGGAACTTTACGGTTGCTTTGTACAAAATATTAACTATAATGAATTGGATTATGCATCACAAGAACCAGCAATGGTTACAATGTCTATTAGATTTGACAATGCTGTACAGACACCACTAGGTGACGGCATTGGAGCATCAGTAGCCAGAGGTGCCGGAATAACTGTTACTGGCTAATAGGAGCATTCCATGGCTAGTGTAAATCCACTACTCTCACCTATCACACAAGGCGAAACAGTGCGTGACTACAAACATGCGTCACGCACTTTTGTTGATAATAATTTTGAACTACAACCACGTTACAGCAATCTGTTTCATGTTGTGTTTGAGTTTACGCCAGAAGCTGCTACACTTTTCGATACAGTAGAGCAACTAGAGATGCCATTGTTGGTGAAAAGTATTGACTTGCCGACATACAGCATAGATGTGCAAACACATAATCAATATAATCGAAAGGTTCAAAGTCATCATAGTTGGAACTATACACCAGTAAATGTAGTGTTTCATGACGATGCAAAGGAACTTATCAGAAATATGTGGCACAAGTATTATATCTATTATAATGCTGATCCTACATATGACCAGGGAACTAATGCATACACAGCATATGACAAGTACAGTGATCGTGTGCAACAACAGTGGGGTTTACAGCGCGGCAATAAACGCTTCTTTAAGAGCATAAAAATATACAGTATGCATAACCATAGGTTTGCAGAGTACACACTTATTAATCCTATTATTACTGCTTTCAATCATGATACACATGCTTATGCAAACGGCAGTTTAATGCAACATACTATGCAATTGGCTTACGAGACTGTAAAATACGCTACTGGATTTGTAAATGATATTACACCTCGAGGATTTGGTGATATACATTATGACGTAGAAACTAGTGATATAAGTGATCATCTAGATGATAATCAAGCATTTGTAAATGGTAGTTTGCAAGATATACAAGGTACAGTCCCTCAAGATTTATTTCAAGGCAATGTAATTGGTGTAATCAAAGATGCTGACGTTGTTTATAATCAAACTAAACCAATGACTGGTAGCAGTATATTACAGGACACATTTGGTATTGTGTTAAATAATGCTCTCACAGGCAAGAAACTAAGTAGCAATATTCTAGTGCCAGTTACTGGCAAAGTAGAACAAGTGTTTGCCGGTGTTAGTGGCGATATTACAGACGGTATTATCAATACAGTGGGCGGCTATTTGCCTAATAAACAAGGTAATACCGTTAGTGGGTATAATGGTGCAGTAAAACTAAACGCAGCAACTGGAGTAATAAAAACACAAAACCAAAGTATACAAGTTGTTAACAGTGCACCAGAACCGGCACTAACTACAGATAAAGGAAATGCAACTAGTATTCCAAGTAAAACTGGAGCAATTAGTAATCCAAGTAAAATAAGTGATACAAAACAAACTAAAGTAACAACATCACAAAGTGACACAAAGAAACAGTTTGGTTACAATCAAGATACATTTGGTTTTGAAACAGACACTCCGTAGGATTAGATATGGCGCAATCAACAAACTTACCAATCATTAATCCGCAAGATAATTTTGATCAAAGAGTACAAGATTACTTTGCTAACTATTTCAACGATCCAATACAAATGACGGATCAAGAATACGAATATGCGAAAGCATTCTTTGTAAAAAGAACAACAAACGAAGAAGCTGCGGCAGCACTCACAGCGGCTACTATTGAAGCCGCTAATAGACTTAATGTATACATTGTAGATATAATTGAAGAGTTTGAAAACAGTACAAATTTAAAAAGTGCAATACCTACATTCTTAAACCTTAGTAGAAATTCAAGTAGTTTACTAGGTTACGAACAAAACATACAACCAAACGAAAACATCAAACGACAAGTGGAGGCTTAAAGTGTTTAGCCGTAACAAATATGCAAACGGTTTATACACAGTAAAGAATCCAGGAAAGTATAGTGGTAATAAAGATCCTCGATATCGCAGTGCCTGGGAACATGCGTTTATGCGTTTCTGCGATAATCATCCTAGTGTTATAAGTTGGGCAAGTGAAGCAATACAAATACCTTATCGTAATCCTCTAACAGGTAAAGGTACTGTATATGTGCCAGATTTTGTTGTAGTATATCAAAACAAACAAGGTCAGAAACATGCCGAACTCATTGAAATTAAACCTAAAGCACAGACCGTGCTTACTGAAAAGACTCGAGAAAAAGAGAAACTTGCTATTGCAATTAACCATGCAAAGTGGGAAGCGGCAGCAAAGTGGGCAAAACACAAAGGTCTTCGCTTTCGTGTAGTCACCGAAGACGATATATTTCACAACGGAAAACGCTAGTACTAAGTACTATTGCAATATTATTTTTAAGGAGTGTTGTCAATGTTAATAGACATTGTGGCTAATAAACCATTTCATACATTTTATCTAGAGGATCTTAAAGAAAATAAGATCGACTTTGAGTTAGGCAAACAGTTTGATTTAGCAGAAGGCTGGTATAAACTTGTGATCGAGTATCCTGGAAGTAAACTTAAAATCCAAGATATACGCTTGAACGATATAGATTTAAGTTTTAATGGTATGCTATATACAGGCTGGTTTCAGCCCGTGTCAGGCGAAAGAACAAGTCCAGGTACTACACTTTATACCCAAGGTCAATATGAAATCTGGGTGCATACAAATACTGGAGTGCTTTACAGTGAAATATACGAAAGTATTCTAATAGAGGATATTGGAACGGACTTGTTTGAAAAATACATGCACACAGTAGACAAACCACTGAATATTATCGGCGAAGGCTATCCAAGTACTGTCAAAGGATTTTTTGAACATGGTCATGGTCCTAAATGGTGGAGGAAAGACAGCATTGTTACACCTTACAAAAGTCTAGACAGTAGTGTTATTGCAGATATTGATAAAAACAAAGTGCATGAAGAAATGCAAAGCATGTGTGAGTATATAACAGACAGTAAGTATTGGGCATTTCCTGCGCCCGGAGAAACTATCAAAGGCGGTAGAGTAAGTGCAAGAAGTAGTCCATATTTGCCTTACACAGAATTAGATGATGTGCCTGGAGAAGAACTTAAGAAACTATGTGAATGCATTGGACTAAAACGTTTGTTATGTATTACATTACAAACGCAGTATCCAGGCGAAGCATTTCAACCACATGTGGATGAACACAAAGAAATAGAAACCAAACACAATATGCAAGGTGCATGTAGTTTTGTATTGGATCTTAGCGACAACAGCGATGGTCATTGTTTTAAAGTTGCAAAAGCAGGACTAATTCCTATAGAACATGGTACGTTTTTCAACTTTAACTATTGTCATGCAACATATAATAACAGCGAAATAGTTAGACCTTTGGCAATACTATTTGGAGAAAGGGACAGAGATATAAATTGGTATCTCAACTAGGAAAATATTATGACTAAAAAACTTGAAGAGCTTTTTGATTTAGAAGGTGCAAATAATGTAGATCTTACTCAAGAAGAAAATACAAATGTAGTTGAAACTGTAACTGCTAAAGATTTGCCAGATATACAATCTGCACTTACTCAAGTTGATAAGATAGACGCTGCATTACCAAGTGTTCGAGAACTTGACACAAGTGATAAAGAAATGGACGACATTGCACAACTTGCACAAGACACATTCAAAGACTTGATGGACTTGGGAATGAACGTAGAAGCACGTTTTAGTGGAGAAATCTTCAATAATGCTAGTCGTATGTTGGATACTGCACTTAGTGCAAAGAGTGCAAAGATCAATAAAAAATTGCGTATGGTTGATCTACAACTTAAAAAAGCAACACTGGATGCACGTCTTGCACGAGAAGCGGCCGCCAGAGGCGAAGATACAGAGGATGGTGATGGACAAACTGTGGATCGTAACCAACTTTTAATGGAAATTTTAGGCAGAAATACTGAACAAAAGTAATAAATACACTATTACAACAAGGAATACACCAATGAAAAGTTTTAGAAGTTATCTTGTAGAAAGTGAACAAACATATAAGTTTCGTATTAAAATGGCTGAAAAATGCGATGACGAAACAATGGATGCACTAGAAACTGCTCTGCAAAAATATGATATGAAAAGCATTAGCAAGCCTAAGAAAACTCCAATTCAGGAACATCCCATGGACTTTCAAACACTTAACAATGCTGAAGTGTTTATCATGGATACAGAACTACAGTATCCTGTAACTGCACATCAATTGTATGAATATATAAGCCAGGTTGTTGGTGTGCCTGCTAGTCATTTAGTTATTATTAATCAGGATAACCCAGAAGAAATTGCTCGTGAAGAAGCACTGAAAGAAGAAGGTAAAGAATACACCGCACTACTTGACAGTGATTACGAGGATACAAAAGGTGACCCAACCTTTGGTGATGCATACAATGAAAATATGCTAAAAAGTTTAGAAACACGCAAATATGAATTTGCTAAAGAAGGAGACAAGTAATGGATATTGCTGAACTAAGAAGTAAACTAGACAATATCGCAGCGGAACTCGCTGAACAAGACGTTCAGCAAGAAGACATTGCGATTGAAGAAGAGCAGGTTGAAGAAGTTGAACAGCCTGTAGCAGAAGAAGAATTTGCTGAAGAAGACAACCTTGAAGTTGAGGAAGCAGAAGAAGTTGCTGAAGAAGAAGTTGAAGAAACTGTTGAAATTCCTCTAGCAGAACTTAATGCTATTATGCAACTAGCAGGCTTTGATGGTTACAAGCAGGTTGAAGAATATGCTAACGAACCAGAAGAAGAATACAGTGACACAGAAGATCAGTTGATTGGTCTAAGTGGCGGACTAAATGGTCCTAAGAAGGCTTATGCAGCAGCGGCAGGTGGCGATAATCCAATGAATCAAGAGCCAACTGAAATTGAAGAAGATGCTATTGCTAGTGTTGAAGAATCACTTTACAAAAGTTACAAAGACTTTTTAGAAGAAGCAGAAATCGCAGACGAAGAGTAATTTATTTTACACTATAATCAAAGCGGCTATATACAAATAGTCGCTTTTTTTATGGATAAATTATGTACAAAACTTTACATGCATTTGGTTGTAGTTTTACAAACTATAAATGGCCCACTTGGGCAGACTATTTGCATGTAGGTGGCATTGCAGAAAACTATCAAAATTGGGCATTGCCAGGCGGCAGTAATGATTTTATATTTCACAGTGTTGTGAACTGCGACATGCAAAACGCAATAACCAGCGAAGATCTAGTAGTTGTGATGTGGAGTCAAACACACAGACTCAGTGATTATACACAAGATCAAGGCTGGACACTGCTAGGCAATGCTTATTTGCATCAACCCAAAGAACGCATGAAATACTACAGCGAAGACAAAGCCATACTTGAACAAACAAGTTACATACATGCTGTGAGTAAAATATGTAGTGCAAACGGCTGTGATCTAAGAATGTTCAGCGTTGAGCCTATACAAGGATTAGAAAGTTTCGGTGATTTTTTAGGTTACACTAATCAACATGATTACTGGAGAGAAACACTGCCGGGTGATCATCATCCGAGTCCACAAGAACATGCACGTTTTGCACAACACTATTTTGATTTAGACGCAGACAGTGTACAACAGTTGTTAGACAAGGCAAATCAAACGATATTCGATAGTCCAAGTCCTCATAGACAACAGTATATCTATCGTCCAGAGAAATTAAATGTTCCAAGAATATAGTTTAAGTAAACACAATCTGCACTATAACAAGCCAACTCCTCAGGGAAGATTTCTAAAGTTGTTATTAGATAGACTAGGTCCAGTGCCCAACGTGTGGTACTGCGATACAATGGACATGCCTTATCTGCATCATCTAAAACAATATTTTTCAGGCACACTAGTATTATACTGCTGGTGGGATCCGGCAAGAGATTTGCTAACTAGACACTTGAATGAAATGGATTTGCATGCGATACTTGTAACATCTGATGTAGAGTATGCAGGTGTACATCCCAAACAAACTGTAATTGAATGGAAACATCAGTATGGATTACATCTGGATCTAATACAACCCAGTCGCCCGGCTAAATTTACTACAGGTAATCGTTTTTTGTGTATGATGCGTAACCATAAAAGTGAGCGTATACAATTCCTACAACATCTGTGGGAAAATAATTTAATGGACAACTTAATCAGTTATCTTGGACAAGTCAATACCGAGGATAACGGCAGGACTGTGAGAGACATCAATAGTATTCTTAAACAGCAAAGGTTTATAGATTCAGAGTTTACACAAGATTTAAATCTCGACTTTGAACAATGGTGTAGGGATAATTTGCCGTTGGAGTTGCCCCAAGATATTACACAAACCGAGGAACGTAATACAGACTTTTATACAGTTGGAAATATTGAATGGTATGATTGCACAGACTATAGTGTAGTACTAGAAACATACTGGGCTAAAACACAGTTTCTAACTGAAAAAAGTTTTAAACCTATACTAGCACAACATCCTTTTGTAAACTTGGGTAACGAAACAACTGCACTGCTTAAACAACTTGGATTTGATGTTTTTGAAGATGTGGTTAATATGGATTTAGATAAATTGCAAACAAATGAAAAGATTAAGCATTTTGAGTCTGTACAATTTGATATAGATCCAAGAAGACTTGCTAATAATTTGATAAACATGTGTGAATTAAGACAACAGGCTATACAAGAGCAGATTTTTTTAGTTGACCGTTTGGTAGATAGTTTAACCAACTAACATGTCTTACCTGAAATGGAAAACGGCTCCTAAGAGCCGCCATGCGATAGTAGTCAGGTGCCTCGGGTTTCCGCCGCGGGGAGAGTAACTTGCTGCCTTTAGCAACATTACAATGCTTACAAGCAATCACACAGTTAGTCCAGTGTGTTTTACCTCCTGCACTACGTGGTAATACATGGTCAATAGTTAAATTGTCATACTTGTGTTGTTCTTCACAGTACTGACATCTAAATTCGTCACGCAATGCTAAATTGTATCTATTGAAACATACATGGTGCTTGGGTCTGTAGTAGTCTTTAGTAATTACAGTGGCAGGTACTGGCATGCTAAAACTAGGACTATTAATGTCCCAATCTTCATATGATTCTAAGATGTCGACTTTATCTAAGAAGTATAATTTGACCGCACGTTGCCAACTAATTGTACTTACAGGAAAACTGCTGATAGGATTACCGCATGCATTTAAAAGTAGTGTATCACTCATTGTAAAACTATTTATTTGCTCATATAAATATTAATATGATTAAACGATTTGACAGAGACAAACTAGTCTCTATCCAAGTTTATTACCATATGCCAGATCATGTACATCTGATACAAGAATTTATCTGGCAAACACATGATAATATACCTGATTTTCCTCGTAGTGTCAAGTTTATTCGTTACTGGCATAAACATATAGACGCTGTCATACAGGAAGCATATTTGTATCACACAAACTATTGGGGTGGTACAGAGTATATAGATTTAAAAGGCGTATACGAAGTTTAATGGCTAAGTCACTTGATGGTGTGCTGATTAAGAAAGCATACAAAAGAGAAACATTTACTCGCGAACAACTCACAGAGTTTGCCAAGTGTGCAGACCCTGTTAATGGTGTCAAATACTTTATGAACAATTATTTCAACATACAGCATCCTACTCGTGGACGTATGACCTATAAAGCATTTGAATATCAAGACAAATTACTAGACACTTATCACAACTATCGCTTTAACATTAATATGTTGCCTAGACAAACAGGCAAATCAACAACAGCCGCAGGCTACTTGCTATGGTATGCCATGTTTGTGCCTGACAGTATTATCCTTATTGCCGCACACAAATATGCAGGTGCGCAGGAGATTATGCAACGTGTAAGATATGCATATGAACTATGTCCTGACCACATTCGTGCAGGTGTTACAAGTTACAATAAAGGCAGTATAGACTTTGACAATGGTAGCCGTATTGTAGCACAAGCAACGACAGACAACACTGGACGAGGTATGAGTATTACACTACTATACTGTGATGAGTTTGCGTTTGTGCGTCCTAGTATTGCCCGTGAGTTTTGGACCAGTATTTCTCCAACACTAGCAACAGGTGGTAAGGCTATTATTACAAGCACACCTAACAGTGACGAAGACCAGTTTGCTACTATTTGGCGTGATGCCAACAAAACATTTGATGAAGATGGTGCTGAAACAGATATTGGTGTTAATGGTTTCAAAGCATACCGCAGTTATTGGTGGGAGCATCCAGACAGAGATGATACTTGGAAACAAGAAGAACTAGGACGCATTGGTGAAGAACGTTTTAGACGAGAGCATGATTGCGAATTTATTATCTACGACGAAACACTAGTTGATAGCATGCACCTTACAAATATGTATGGCACAGATCCACTTTTTAGACACGGCAAAGTACGTTGGTATAAACAGCCCGAGAAGGGTAAAACATATCTAGTAGGATTAGATCCTAGTTTAGGCACAGGCGGCGATCCTGCTGCTATTGAAATTTTTGAAGTACCAAGCATGATACAAGTAGGCGAATGGAGTCATAACAAAACTCCTATACCTCAACAAATTCGCATATTGATTGATATTAACAAGTATCTTGCAGAAGAATGTGGCGACAATAATAGTGTGTATTACAGTATAGAAAATAACACAATTGGTGAAGCAGCACTGCAGAGTGTAGCAGAAATAGGCGAAGAAAACATACCTGGTATTTTCCTAAGTGAGCCAAAAAGTCACGGCAATGCAAGAGTGTATAGACGAGGCTTTAACACAACACACCGCAGTAAACTTGCTGTATGTGCTAAGTTCAAAACACTAGTAGAAACAGACAAAGTAAAAATCAACAGTAAAATGCTTATTAGTGAAATGAAAAGTTTTATTGCTAGTGGCAATAGTTATAGTGCAAAAGTAGGCGATACAGATGATCTAGTAATGGCAACACTACTAGTAATGCGCATGGCTCAAACACTGAAAAGTTATAACCCTGAACTAGACAGTCATATTCGTGACGGAGACGACTTTGACATAGAACCGATGCCTTTTGTGATGATTTAACCTTTGAACCATTCATTATGGTGTAGGCATAAATACATACATGAGATCAGTAGAAAACATATCACAAGAACTTTTTGACAAGATCCGTAGTCGTGTTAGCACACTTAGGTTGGGGGACCAAAATGGCGCTATTACAACAGATCCTAGTCAAGCAAAGTTTTTTGAATTTCAATTCAAACACAAAAGTTTACCAGTTGGTGCAGTAACAATAAGCCTTAACGAAGAAGGTATTCTACAAGTATACTTTCCTAATAGTATGGTAGAGGATGCAGATAGCAGTACTGCAGATGCTTGGTATGGATTTTTAAAAGAACTGAGTAAATTTAGTGCTAGAAATATGTTAAACTATGAAACTCATAATGTAACAAAAGAAAGACTGGACAAAAAAGATTATCAGTTTTTAACACAACGTAGCCAGGACGAAGTGATGGAAAACAAACTACACGGAACAAGCCAAAAAAGTTTCTTAGAAACAGGCACAGCAAAACTTATTATTCAACATAGTAAGACAGTAGACGAAACAAAGATGGGTGCGAGAAGTCGCAATATCAGTGCTATCTACATTGAGAATGCAGAAGGCGAACGCTTTAAATTTGCTAACAACTACCTGCCAGGAGCGCGAGCAATGGCACGCCATGTTAGCAACGAAGGGCACACTCGTGATGATCGTGGCAAGCACATTGTAGAGATTATGACAGAAATGCAGAATCTTAAGACATTTGTCCGTGCAATTAAACGTGAAGATTATGCTACAGATGAACAGAATGAAATTATTGAAGCGGCAACTGATCGCTACTATGGACTAAAGGATACCCTAAAGACACTGGCGTCTGCAAACGGGTATGCAGAATATTTTGAAAACTGGAGTCCACAAGAAGTTGAAGAAGAAGGTGACTTAGAAGATCTTAAAACAAAACTAACTCGTGAAGTTTACGACGAACGCCTCACAGATAGTTTACCTAGTGTGAGACGAGCAATGAAAGAACGTGCAAAAGTTCAGGAAGCAAATATGCAAGACCTAATTGATTTTGCTAACAGCGATGAACCTATTGAAGTATATGATAATCCAGCAGATATTGCTGAACTTGACAACTATATGCAATTTATGAAGAACAGTGATATGGATGCAGGCAGAAAGAATCGCAGTATTCTAGTTGCTATTATGAAATACTTGTCAAACAATATGACAAATGATGCTGCAGCAAATGCACTTAGTGACATTGAACTTGACGATTCAGCACAGCAGGTAATGGCTTTCAAAATTGCAAAGAAGTATTTACAGGGTAAGATAGCAAAGAAGGCACCCAAGGCTAAGAAAGATTTATACGGCAAAGATAAAACTGAAGGCATAACATTTGAGTCATATGCACAGCGTATGGACATGATTTCAGAAGGCACATGGGCACTACCTGAAACAGAAGCAGATGCAATGAAAATTGCTGGAATGATGGCTAATCCTGTTGCACTAGGCGATGGCGGTGAAGATGCTATTAATGCACTAGGTGGACTAATAGGCGATGATGAATTATGGGATGACCTGGGTGTTGCAGGTGACAAAGATCCAGAAGGTGATGCTAGACCAATTATTATTGGTTGGATGATGGATCACACTGATTGGGAAAATCCAAAGTACAGTGAAACAATTAAAATGGCACTAGACAAAATTAAGTCTGATGGCAATGACAGCGAAATGACTATTCCAAGAACATTTGGTAACAAGCGTGAAGATGTTGAAGTAACAGAAGGCATGATGACACTTAAATGCAAGCACTGTGGTGATATGCTAGGACAACCTACAACAGATTGTCCTTGTGATAGCATGGATCCAAAAGGTGATAACTGGATGATGGTTGACATTGACGGTGACGGTGATTCAGATATCGCTGTACAGAACGAAGGCAAAATGAGAGACCTTGCAATGCACATTGAAGATATGATTAGTGACGGTGCAAGTAATGAAGAAATTAAAAAGATGCATCCAATGGTAAGTGATAGTGATATTGATAGCATCCGTAGGGATATGCAGGAAAGTGTAGAAGAGACAACAGAAGAATTACCAGAGGCAGACGAAGTGGCGGAAAGCATTGCGAAAATGAAGGCAATGGCAGGCGTAGGGTCAAAATTTAAGAGCAACCACGGCATACATGAAGGCGAAGAGGGATACCAAATCACACCAAGAAGTATTGTTGCAAGACAGTTACGCAAACTACAAGACTTAGAAAAGTAAACCAACACACTACTAACTAAACAGGGCTCAGGCCCTGTTTTTTTATGTCAAAAAAATCACAAAAAAGTTATTGACTTGATAAATAAAAATGCATATACTGTATCTACAGTATGTGAATAGGCACATACAAGGCTAAAAAAATAGGCACATATAGGAGAAAATATTATGGCAACATCTTTGGCAGAAATTAGAGCAAAACTAAAGTCTCAAGAAACACGCGGTGAGCGTACAGGCGGCGGCGACAACGCAATTTTCCCACATTGGAATATCCCAGAAGGCAGTACTGCAGCAGTGCGGTTCCTACCTGATGGCGATCCTAACAACACATTCTTTTGGGCTGAAAGGCTAATGATTCGTTTACCCTTTAACGGTGTTAAGGGCGATATGAATAGCAAGCCAGTAGTGGTTCAAGTCCCATGTGTTGAGATGTGGAATGAAACCTGTCCAATCCTCACAGAAGTGCGTGGATGGTTCAAAGATTCAAGTCTAGAAGAAATGGGTCGCAAGTACTGGAAGAAGCGTAGTTACATCTTCCAAGGCTTTATTAATGAAAACCCAATGGCAGAAGATAACACACCTGAGAATCCAATTCGCAGATTTGTTATCTCACCAAGTATCTTTAACTTGATTAAAGATGCACTTATGGATCCGGATATCCAGGAACTTCCAACTGATTATACCAATGGATTGGATTTCCGTATCACAAAGACTACTAAGGGTCAGTACGCAGATTACAGCACATCAAAGTGGGCTCGTAAGGAAACTGCACTAACTGAGTCGCAAATGGCGGCTATTGAGACACATGGTCTTAATACACTTAGTGACTTCCTTCCTAAAAAACCTACTGAAGTAGAATTGCAGTGCATTAAAGAGATGTTCGAAGCAAGTGTAGATGGACAACCTTACGACGTAGAACGTTGGGGTCAATACTATCGTCCATACGGCGTTGATGCTCCTGCTGGCTCCTCAAAAACAGATACGTCTGCGGCAGTCACACCAACAGAAACACCTGCTCCGGCACCAACTCCTGCACCAGTAGCAGAGACTCCTGCTCCTGCTCCACAAACTGAAACTGTGGCAGCACCTGCAGAAGCACCTGCTGGTGAAAGTAAGCGGGCAGAAGACATCCTTGCGATGATCCGTAACCGCCAATCATAAGGCATAAGTAAGGGCGAGCAGTATATATACTGCTCGTCCATTCTACAAGGAAAGGTAATTCTATGGCAAAGCCGTTTGACGTAAGCAAATTTAGAAAAGATATTACAAAAAGCATTGATGGATTAAGCATTGGCTTTAATGATCCTACTGATTGGATCAGCACAGGCAGTTATGCACTTAACTATCTTATTAGTGGGGATTTCCGCAAAGGTGTGCCTATGGGCAAAGTTACAGTGTTTGCTGGTGAATCTGGTGCAGGTAAAAGTTATTTTGCAAGTGGCAACATTGTTAAAAATGCACAAGAGCAAGGTATCTTTGTAGTACTAATTGACAGTGAGAACGCACTAGACGAAGCATGGCTACAAGCACTGGGTGTAGACACAGACGAAAGCAAACTGCTTAAACTTAGTATGAGTATGATTGACGATGTTGCTAAAACAATCTCAACATTTATGAAAGACTACAAAGCAATGGCAGAAGAAGAACGTCCTAAAGTGCTATTTGTAGTTGACAGTTTGGGTATGTTGCTAACGCCCACCGACGTTGATCAGTTTGACAAGGGTGACATGAAAGGTGATATGGGTCGTAAGCCCAAGGCATTGACTGCACTTGTTCGTAACACAGTTAACATGATTGGTAGTTACAATGTAGGCATGGTGTGTACTAACCACACTTATGCGTCGCAGGATATGTTTGATCCAGATGATAAGATTAGTGGTGGTCAAGGCTTTATCTATGCTAGTAGTATTGTGGTTGCTATGCGTAAACTAAAACTTAAAGAAGATGCCGATGGCAACAAGATCAGCGATGTAATGGGTATTCGTGCGGCTTGTAAGGTTATGAAAACACGTTACGCTAAACCTTTTGAAGGTGTACAAGTTAAGATTCCATATGAGACTGGCATGGATCCTTACAGTGGACTATTAGATTTGTTTGAAAAGAAAGGTCTACTTACAAAGCAAGGCAATCGTCTTAAGTATACTACGAGTGCTGGAGAAGAAATGCTAGAATTCCGCAAAGGCTGGACTGGAGACAAACTTGAAGTAATTATGCAAGATCTTTCTGACCTAGATTTGCTAAGTATAGAGGATGCGCCTGCTACTATTACAGCACCAAACGGTGATGTTGTAAATGCAGAAACAGGCGAAGTACTTGAGGAAGCAAACACAGATGCATGAAGAAATAGTTAAAAATGTATATACTATTTTGAAACAGTACATATCGCAAAAAGATATGCAACAAGCAACTGATCATCTAGTAGATGATCTACAAGAATTGCTTGACGAGGAAGAACTTTATAGACTGGCAGGCTTAGACAAGTATATCAAAGCAAGTGTGCAAGATATACTTGGCGAACCTGAAGAGGACTTCGAATACGAAGATGAAGACTATTGAGTCAATGGTATAACAGAGTTGTAAACAATCTTGCAGAAATTCCACAGTTCATTGGATATTATGAAAGTGAACTTGAAGAAGCAAAACATGAATGTGGTGTAAAAGGCATTGTTGAACGTAACATCAGTGCCTTACCTGGTATCACAGAGCATCGCTTCAATCAATTACAAGAAATTGAAGCAGTACTAAACTTCTTAAACATACAACTGCGCAAGATAAGACGCAAGCATTTTCAAAAGTATTTGGAAGGATATGCTCGTGCGCTAACAAGTCGTGATGCAGAAAAGTATGTGGACGGAGAAGATGAAGTTATTGACTTTGAAACTATCATCAACGAAGTTGCACTGCTACGCAACAAGTGGCTTGGTATTATGAAAGGCTTGGATGCTAAACAGTGGCAGATGGGACACATAGTTCGACTACGCACTGCTGGCATGGAAGATATTAGGATCGAATAGTGCGAGACAGTAAGCCAACATTAGAGATACTAAACCAGTTTGATGATTTTAAACGTAGTATCAAACACATGGCAGACTTTGGTTGTGGTAACGGTAGTGATCTAGAATACTGGGCAAATATGCGTGAACTGCTAGAAGATGGAACCGAAGGTCGGTATCTAGACTTTAACTGCGTTGGCTTTGATTTGAACTGCGAACATATAGAACCACAAAGACACAACATAAAATATAGAAATTTTGATTTAAACACAGACGATACAATGTGGAGTGTTAAATTCGATGTTGTATGGTGTCATGATGTTATGCAGTACATTTATAGCCCTGTTGAGTTTTTAGGGCGTGTAAACCGTGCAATGAGCATGGGAGGCATGCTATATTTAGGTGTGCCTAGTACAGTAAATGTATTACAGCATCGTTTTCAACATTATACACCTCCTATGCATTATAATACTTTTACAGTAACACAACTCGTATATCTTCTTGCAATTAACGGTTTTGATGTAAAAGACTTTTATCTACAAAAAATAAAGTATGATGATTGGATTCAAGTTGTAGTTTACAAAGAGCGCGAACCTTTGTCTTATAATACTAGTTGGTATAGTATGGTAGACGATGATTTACTTAATGATAATATGCGAGAACTTGTTTTAAAAAATGGAACACTAACTGATCAAGGATTAGTTACTACTTGGTTAGATGGAACCGTCCAAGACTATAGATGGCATACATAAGTCATAAAAAAAGCAGCGTTTCCGCTGCTTTTTTATTATCCTAATAAAAATTAGAATTTCATTGTAAGACCAATTGCAGTTGTTTCTTCACTAGCAGTCTTTTCGTCATCTGTTGTTTCAACAAATGCTACAAGACCTGGTGCAAGTGTGTGATGAATGCCATAGGTCATTTCGTCACTGCTTACTACACTTTGTGATTCTGCTTCCATTGCTTCAACGAGGAATGTTGTATCGCCCAATGTGTAACCACCGCCGATAGTGGTTGTGTCTGTGTCAACATCTGCAGCAGTTGTTGCAGTGTGTACTTCATAACCAACTGTAAAATCGCCAAAACCTGCACTTACGTTCATTACACGTTCTTCAGTGCTGTCATCATTTTTCAATTGAGCACCGCCTAGTGTTACACCACCAAGTGTAAACTGGGCACCATATGCATGACCTGCAGTTGCAGTTGTGCCATAGTTACTGTCACCAGCAAACGATGCAAGCAATTTCAAACCTTCGATTGGTGAAACTGTTAGCAATGCAGCATGATCTGTACTTGGTGAACCGTTTGATAGCACATAACCGAAATCAGTTACATCGTCGATTGCGTCAGTAGCACTGTCTGTATCACCCATGTCTAACTTAAACATGTCTTTTGCAATAGTTAGGCTGTTACCGCCATCATCATTAGCATCCTGATCAATGTTAAAATCTGCACTTACAGTGTAACCATTTTCTAGTGTCATACTTGGCTTAATGTTTACATCCGCATCCACTGCAGTTGTTGATGTTCCGTTTGAATCCTGATAACTCCATTCAAAGTCGCCGCCGATTGTTACATCAGCCACAGCAGGAGTTGAAAGTGCTGCAACGATTGCAGCAGTTGATAATAGTCTTTTCATTTTGAAATTTCCTTAATATAAATTTATATTTTCTTATGTGTGCAAAAAGGTCAATGACGAATAACTTACAAACATACAGATAATACTTATGCCTAATAGTTACTAGGTAATAATTTCTGAATTATAGTTTTGCTCTAATTCTATTCCACTGCAAACCAATCTCATCTGCATGCCATTCTGTGTAACACATACGGTTAAACCAAACATGTCGTTCTGGTTTACTTAACCACTTGCCCATTTTACTTCCTACTTCATATGCTAAACTATGCTTACTTACTACAGCAGGAACACCGTTAATAATGCTGTGTATACCTGCATTACTACTATGACTAACAGTGAAGTATGTGTGTTTAAGCATATGCTCTAGGTCAAAACTGTCATAGGTCTTTTGTATATGCTGTGGAATATTCCAAGTTACATCGTTGTCTTTGTACCATTGCATATCGCATGCCCAGTGCAAGCCTTCTCTGAATCTAGGATGACTACGCACAACTATAGGTTTATCTGTATGTTGGCGTATTTCAGTTATTGTATTGCGATAGTATGTATCCATGTCTGGCATATCACGCCATTGTTCACTATGACCGTGTTGTCCACATATTAATACATACTCGCCGTCATGCTTCCACGGTTGCATCACAATACTAAACTTTTTTCTGCGATCGTCGGGCATGTATTCTTCTAGTGCAAAGTCTGCATCTCTATTAATCCCGTTTATACCCAACTTCCAAGTTTCATTGCGTATAAGCCCGCCCACTTCAATGACAATGACTGGCTTGTTCTGGGCGCGATAATGATCCCATACACTTTTGTTTGCACTCATTTTACCATACCAAAGCACACTCCATATAAGTGCGGCATCAGCATCCATACTTGCTTCTGCAAGCGTGTCTGTAGATTGTATAGCATCTATAAGTTGTGGATATACTTCACTTGCATTGCCAGGAAGATTGTTTGGAAAGTGAGTTATTTTCATATGGAAATAAAAACCAATAAATAGTTATATGCGTACATTATCAGTATTTACCTCCTGGCACCCTACGGGATACAAAAAATATGGCAAGCAGTTTATTGAAGGGTATAACACAAACTGGCCCAAAGAAGTTCCTCTTACAATTTATGCAGAGGATCACAATCCAAGTGTAGAGGGCAATCACTCAATTACACTATACGATCAACGAACAACCTTGCCAGATTTAAAAGCCTGGCAAGAACGGCACAAAGACAATCCACATGCGCACGGTTGGAATGCAGATAAATCAAAGAAAAGTTTTTTATGGGATGCAAGTCGTTTTGCAAACAAAGTATTTGCACTGTGGCATTTTGCAGAACACTGTGGCACTGATGTGTTTATGTGGTGTGATGGTGATGTTAGAACACATACACCTATGACCTTAGAGTTTTTGCACAGCATTGCTCCAAACGAAAATCAACTCGCAACATACTTGGGACGTAAAACTTGGCCTGAATGTGGATGGATGATGTTTAATCGTAACCATCCTAAATTTAAAGAATTTATAGAACAATGGCGTTGGATATATGAAAGTGATGATATTTTTAATCACATTGAAAGTCATGATAGTTTTATTTTCGGTGAACTAGTAGAAGATTTTAAAGCAGTGGGTGTTGAGTTTAATGACCTCGGCGGCCCTGATCAAAGTGGACATATCTTCATTAATAGTGTGTTAGGTAAGTACATGGACCACCTTAAAGGTTTCCGTAAGGAAGTAGGAAAAAGTTTAGCAGGTGATATTACTGGTGGGTTTGCACACAAGGATGTAGAATGGTGGCAAGATGTACGCCATGTTACAAAAGCAGAAATCCGTGCAGAGAAAATGAAAAACCCACATGAGTATGATGCTACACAACAGGTAAAAAGTAAGGGAATAAAATGAGTGATTTAAGTTGTATACAAAATGTTAAAGAAGTGCATACGGATCCATATCCTTATGTTTGTGTAGAAGGCGCATTGCCTGAAAACCGTTACAAAGAATTGTGCGAAACGTTTCCAATGGAACTGGTTACCAGCACCACAGCACATGACGGAGGTATCTGCTATCGTTACAAAATGAAAGAATGTCAACAGGAAGCACCGCCTGCAATTTGGCAAGACTTTTTTGCGTACCACACCAGTGCAGAATATTTCAAAGCCTGTGTTGAACTATTTGCGCCAAGCATTAGTAAAACTTATGGTGATGACTTTTTACACAACTTGCTACAGGGCAGTGTAACACCACGTGATGTAGACAACAGTGGACAGTATGTCGCAGACTGTCAGTTTGTTGTACATGAGCCTGTGGATCAAACAGGCACAAGTCGCACACCGCATGTGGACAACCCTGTAGAGATTTATGCTGGTTTGCTTTACATGCGTCAGCCGGGTGATACTGCACAGGGCGGCAACTTTACAGTGCATCGTGCAACAGGCGAGATTACCGAAGTAAACAAAAGTTTGGGCAGACAAGTGGATGACAGTTTGCATGTACCACACTTTGAAGTGCCCTACGAAGCAAACAACTTTTGTATGTTCTTAAATGTAAAGGACAGTGTACATGGTGTTACTCCTCGTATCGAACCTACAATGCGACGTCGCAGTATCAATATCATTGGCGAGTTTAACGGCAATGGCAAGATGTGGAAAGTAAAAGAAATTAAAAACTAATGCAATACACTATGGGTAAAGCCAGTTGGTGTTTTATGACCGGCGAGCATGTTGTTAAAAGTTACAGCACAAGAAATAAAAAAAGTGTTAAACCTGCTCGAGGAAGTATATATGATTGTTGGCTACGAGAAACAACCTGTTTGGAAAGACTCAAAGGAAAACTACACTTTCCAAACATTATAGGCGCAGATGAAAGTGATCACAGTCTGGCAATGACAGAGGTCGGTGAAAGTTTATTTCACTCATGGCATGAACATAACTTAACCAAGTACCATGATCAAATTGATCGTATTGCAGATGAACTGGAACGTGCCGACATACAGTATTTTTATCCAGGCATGGATCCAAATTCAAAATCAAAAGACTTTGCAAAGTTTCCGCTAAGTAACTTTTGTATACAGGATGGCGAAATAAGTTTAATAGATTTTGAAATGTCCTGTCCTGTAAAAAGTTTGGCACAAGATAGGTTAAGTGATAGGTTAGGATACCTATACAGTTTTTACAACAAGGATGATTTTAGACAAGCATTGCACATTTGTCTAGATGATCCTAGACAGAGTTGGGAAAGTGAGCTAATGGCCAAACTTTCTGACAAGTCTAAATTCAAAGAGTTACGCAAAGGTAACCCAAGAGAAATATGGGATAATATGACAATGTTTACACAACCACCAGAAAAAGTAGTAAAAGAATGGAACAAGTATCAAAAGCGTTACGGTATTGATGATGCACAAGATAGAGTTCAACGCATGAAACTTGTTGAACTTGCGCAACAGTGGGACGGCAAAGCACAGTTGCTTGACATTGGTTGTAATGATGGATTTATTACAACACTTATGGCACCACATGTAGCAAAAGCAACAGGTATTGAACCATTTGTTAAATTGCGTGATGACAAAAAGCCGGGGAATGTCAAATGGTATACAGGCACATTCAATGATTACTTAAAGTTTAAACAACTAGAATGTTATGACATTGTGTTAAGTTTGGCAGTAAGCATACAGTTGCGTGACTTTGGTGGACTGTCAGAACAAGAAATTGTTAATGCATATCACAGTTTGCTTGCACCAGGTGGTATTGTTGTGCATGAAACACAGAAACTGCAAGATCGTCCAAACAATCAAGCACACACTGAAGCAATGCTAAGAGCATTTAAAACTAAATTTGTGCAAATTGATCACGGGCAAGCAAGACCCAGCGGCAGACGTGAATACTATCATTTTCAAAAGATTGACTAATGAAACCACTCTGTCTTGTACCCTGGACTAATATTGATATAGCACCGCGTGGAAATATTGCGCCTTGCTGTAAGTATGAAGTGCCTAATAGTGAAATGCTAAACATAACACAAAGTACTATCCAGGAATACATAGACAGTGATAATTTAAAAACTATTAAACAGCAAATGTTAGCCAATCAATGGCCGGCAGGATGTATTAGATGTAAAACAGAAGAAGCAAGTAATATTAAAAGTAAACGGCAACTTGATTATGAACGTTGGCAAGAAGCATACGATAGTTATACTGAGGATCAAGGATTTATTACAGCAAGCATTGCTTTTGGAAATACATGTAATCTTAAATGCATAACCTGTAATCCTGGAGCAAGTAGTCGCTGGAGAAAAGAATACCGAGACCTATATGGGATAGATAAACCTCCTGTTGAGGTAATATACAACATAACAAGTGAAAACATTTACAATGCACTACCGAACGCAATACATTTTGATATACCCGGTGGTGAACCTTTCCTAAGTGAAGTAGATAAGCAACTTGAACTATTGCAGAGATATGTTGACAGTGGACAAAGTAAAAATATTACACTCCACTATACAACAAACACACAAGTATATCCCAATACAAAATGGTGGAGTTTGTGGGAAAACTTTAAAGAAATAGATATACAACTTAGCATAGATGGTGTGGGTAATAGATATGAATATATTAGGTATCCGGCAAAAAATAATGTTTTACTTAAAAATCTTGATCGATATTTAGAGCAAGAAAATATACACAACATTAGATTAAGTGTAAGTCATACTGTAAGTGCATACAACATTTATTATATGGATGAATTTTTTACTTGGTGTGATAGTATAGGATTACCTACTCCATGGTGCGGGAGAGCTCATAATCCTAGTCATATGCGTCCCTGTGTCTATACGGAACCAGTGCGCTCGGGTATTGCACAGCATTTAAGTACTAGCAAACACAGTGAAGTAGTAAAGTGGAGCGATTATCTACTGACTAATGATAGCAGTGTTCACTATGAAAAATTTTTAACAATGCGAAACAAGCATGACCTATATCGCAATACTAGTTTTGCAAAAACATTTCCAGAAGTAGAGGAATTAATTAATGGCTTTCAATAATATAATGCAACTAGCAACTGCTGAACTAACAAAACGAGGATGTTTTCCTCAAGGCGCAACAGTGGTTGAATGGGGCAATCAACGTTTTAGATACAGTGAAGGATGGTTAAATGAATGCGAAAAAAGAAGTGGTAGAGTACTCAGAAGACCTACTGAATTTGTATGGGAATACTTTGAAGATCTCGGATTTAGTGAATATCTTGCTATTGACATCAATACTGAACTACGCAGTATTGCTATGGATCTTAATTTCATCCTAAAAGACAAGTACAACTATACAACTCAGTTTGACTATGTAACAAACAACGGTACAGGTGAACACATATTCGATCAACGCACAGTGTTTGAAAATATGCATAACCTATGTCGTGTAGGCGGTACAATGATAAACGTACTGCCATTTGCTCCATGGTTCAATCACTGCTTCTACAGTTTCCATCCACAACTGTTCCGTGACATTGCGGCGGCGAATGGATACACTTGGCAGTTTATGTGGTTAGCACAAAACACAGGCAAGTATGTTGACTGTCCAACAGACTTGGAAAGTTGGACCTACTATGAACAAAAGAAACCACGTGCGCCACTAAGTGATCTAGAACGTGCATTTGATCAGTTACATAATAGAGATGGCAAAGCACACAATGTAAGTATTGTTACAGCATACACTAAAACCAAAGATGCACCTTTTCAAATTCCTTTTCAAGGACGTTATGTAAATGACATTGTAGATGATTTAAAAGGTGAATACAGTGCAGACAATGTCGATACCAGACAGCGTGATCATACAAGTGCTACATACTAATGAAAGTAGCAGTGTGTATAAGCGGAGAGTTTCGCGGTAATCAAGAACTATGCTTGAATAGCATAAAACGTTATCTGCCCTATGATTCGTTTACACATACCTGGGATCAAACACCATTGCCTCAACTACCCGATGCTGAAACATTTGTGGATGCTTTTTATGAATGGATAGGAAGTTTACCTCCAGGTAATCCTAGTCGCATATGGTTTACACGCAAACTAGATAGTGGTAAGCGTTTTCACAGTCGCATATATCAAGTGTACAATCACTGGCATTGTATGCAACAAGTGCCTGAGGAATATGACATGATTGTTCGTGTGCGTCCTGATGTAATTCTTAAACCTCATTTCTGGAGCAAGGATATAGAGCGTAGTTATCAAGCAGATTTAGTTTATGGATATGGTAGTGGACAAGGACCTCGAGTAGGTGTAACAGAAAGATTTGCGGCTGATCATGTTATAATGCACAGACGCAATCGTATGCGTGATCCTTATAAATGTTTGCTACCCAGCAGTGGGCATGTAGCATGGTGGGTGTGTCTGCATAAACACACGGAAGAAGTGTTTACTAACAGAGATGACGTATGCATACTAGAAAGAGACTATGACACATCAACAACAGTTTAAAACATTCATTGACGCTTGTGAGCATTTGGATTATGTAATCTTCAGAGGATTTGCACTGTTACCTGATCTGCCTGACACAGACGTTGATATGTTTGTGCCTCCTGAACAGTATGCACAACTACAAGATTTAGCAAGCAAACACCTGCATGCAGGCAAATGCACAAACTATGGATATGCTGAATGGTGTGACATGCAGTATCATCCACACTTTACAACTGCACCCAAAGATCCCAGCATACCAAACAAGCATCAAGCATTTAGGGTAGACTTGTACAACAGTTTATACTTTCGTACTCCACTGGATGATAGTTTTTGGACTGTGGGCAAACGTTATTTTGACAATGTAATTGCAAGACGCAGAAAACTAAACTTCTATTGGCTGGTTAGTATGGAAGATGAAATAGCACTCACTGTGTGCAGAGGTGCGCTGGATCACAAAGGTGCATGGAAAGATAAACACAAGCAACGTATGCAAGTGTTGTTAAATACTGTATCACGTGAACTAGCAGTACAAACAATAGCAGAGGTATTACCAAATGCTGCGAGTGTATACGCTAAACTAGAACAACAACAGTATGAGGAAATAAAATGGGATTGATAGTAAATCGTATTGGTTATGACACTTGTAATTTTCCTGCACCTGGCAACAGTCATTTTCAAATAGAGGACAACATAGGAGATGAGTTTCCTATACACATACACTTTGGACAACACAAGCCTAAAAAATGGTTAGTAAGACTGCATTTTACATATGAAGAATATGTAGAGTTTGCAGATGCTATACTTAAAAATGGGAGACTGTGATGGGACACATTACTAAAAAAATATTAAATGATGTTGAACAGGATCCAGATTACAACAGTCTAACCATTGAGGATAACAGTAACGGCATGGTGCACATACATCTAAAAAACATTAGATTGGATTTGGATCATGAAAGTTACAACAAACTGTATGATCAAATTGCTGGCAGTATAGATGAAATACGAAGTAAAACATGAACTGTACTATTGGAACAAGCCAGGTGAAAGAAAGTATCAGATTCTAGAGGATGAATCCGAAAGATATTTTGCTATTCATAATGTAGAAAATATTACATTACCCGACAGTGTTTTAGAATACAGTCAACAAGACAATGACGTTATAAAAATATTTGAACAGGGCAAATGGATTGTCACAGAATATCTCAAAGATTATCAACCCGTTATAATAAGAAGTAGTTGCGACTTTTACCCAGACCTTCGTGTGAGAGAATACAACCAGTTTTTTAAAAATAACACGAACTGTAAACAATACTATAACCGCGTAGCACAAGCACACATAGATTTTATGCGATCAACAGGCTGGATGTTTGCAGACAGAACAGGTACAAACATTATGGTTGACAAGTACTACACAGACTTTAAAATAATAGATGTGATGAGTCTGCAACCAATAACACAAAGTCAAACACTTGCAGTAAATGATTTCTTTATTCCACGAAAATGGGAAAAAGCACTTGCACACAAACATGATATGATTTTACCAAATATTCATGGAATACAAGAATTAACCCACAATGTATAATTTATATTACAATTCGCAAAATGCTGAAAGCAAATGTAACTGGGTAATGCGTAGTTTACTTAAAGGTTGGCCCAGTTCAGATCGTGTACAGCATAGGTCAGACACAATTGATTTAAAACCCAGTCACTTCTGGGGATTTATTGAAAATAACGAACACGCAATAAACACACTAAAACGTGCAGGTATAGACTGGTACTTCTGGGATATGCCATACTATGGGAGATGGAATGGACTCAAACAAGCAGTTAATCCCAATCAGGATTTTTACTGGCGGGTTAGTAAAAATAGTGTGCATTATAAACAGACTAAGGATTATCCTAAGGATAGATTTGAACACTGGGGTGTACAGCCAAAACCATATACCAGCGGATCCAAAATACTAATTTGTCCTAGCAGTGAAACTATGACACGTTGGATCACAGGTATGAGTGTGGACATGTGGGTAAAGGCAATTACACATGGAGTGCGCAAATACACAGACAGGCCCATTGAAGTACGCTATAAGCCCAGAGGCAAAGGCACTAGTGGACCTGCAGCCGCACTTGTACCATTTGCAGAACAGGCCCAGGACACTCACTGTGTAGTAACAAGTATAAGTTTGTGTGCTATGGAAGCACAACTGTTAGGCATTCCAACCATTTGTCATCCGGATAGTTTTGCAGCAGACATAAGTAGTACTAAGTTAGAGGACATAGAAACGCCTTTCAAAACAGATATTAGTCAATGGCTATACAACTTGGCATACAGTCAATTTACACATGACGAAATAGAATCTGGATTAGCATACGAGATATTAAATGCCTAAACTATTTGTATATGATACAGGTCGAAGAGTAACAACAAATTTTACTATTGGTTTTGCTCGCGGAGCAATACGTTACAACAATGAAAACAATGGGCAGTGGGAAATAAAACACAGACCTATACAACAATTTATAGACAACGGAATGCCCAGTGATTTGACACCGGGTGTTGATGCAGTTGCTACACTGGGTATACTTCGTGGTACAGGACTCATGCTTAAAGAAGCAAAACGTATGGGACTAGATTATTACTACATGGATCATGCTTACTTTAAACCAGGCTATGGTGGCAAAGGTTGGATGCGCATAGTAAAAAATGGACACAGTTGCACAACACTAAGAGATGTAGGTGCAGATCGCTGGAAAGGTTTTCACAAAAACGCAGGATATAACAAAGAACCCTGGCGCACTAATGCAGAACGAGGCAATGCTATTGTAATTTGTCCTCCCACACATGCTGTTAGTTGGTTTATGGGACTGGAACAAGACTGGGGAGAACAGGTAGCAAACAGGTTGCGCAGTTATTTGCCAGAAAATGAACACAGTCGTATTGTAATTAGACGCAAACCCAAAGAACCTGTTGTTGACGGTAAAGGTAACTTAATTGAACTAAGAGAATATCCGCAACCCGGCACACTAGAACAAGCACTAGCAGATGCACATTGTGTTATTGCTTACAACAGTATGGTTGCACTGGAAGCAACACTAAAAGGTATACCTGTAATTACAAGTGAACACAGTTGTTGTTCACGGGTAAGTTATAGTCTAGAAGATTTTAAGGATAATCCTATGCCTGCAGTGTTTGATACAGAACCACCGAACAGGCAAGCATTATTAAACTGGTTAGCATTTAACCAGTGGAAATTTAGCGAAATAGAATCAGGTAAAGCATGGGGTATGTTACAGGAGAATTATAGTGGCATTTAAAACAGGTAAAATGGTAGTTGATGGTGTCGCAGAAAGTGAATTCTTTCAAAGTGTGCATGACGTACCTGGATATACTAGTCTTGCAAAGGCAGGATTCAATGATTGTATTACATACTTGGAACAAAATTTAGATAAACCTGCACTGTGCCAACAAATTGTTGAAACACGAATGCCTGCTAAAGTTGCATATAACACAGACGGAGAATGTGTTGCAGCATATGGTTGGAAATTTGTACAGCATCTGGGCAAGGGCAAGGATGGTGATACGTTTTGGGGACACAAATATCTTGATGATAATGAAACAAAGCATATAATAAAAATTAAAAGCACCTATTCCAAAAACTTTGATAATCATGCACAGATTTTCAATGCTATGCTAAGAAAACTACAAGAAAAAGGTGAAAAGAGACCCAGAGCATTAGTGGATCAAGTAATTAAAAAAGACTATAACCATTATAGAAGCAAAGAACCTTTTAAACCCATAAAGCCTGATCGTAAAATTATTCATAAAAGTTTGCGTGATGTTTGTCTAATGAATAGTTGGTGTATACATAATACTGGATTTGTATTCTGGGACATGGGATACAGTAACGGTAGAAACTTTATGAAAGATAAAAATAATGAAACTCGTTGGGTAGACTATGGCGGTGCTGGTATGCTACAGTGTCCTAATTTTGATAGTGTGTATAGAACTTTTAAAGCATTACCTGTACTAGAACTTGGCACGGATACACACCAAAGACTTGTTAATGGCAAAGATAGTTTAATAATCGGTGATAGTGATTTTGTTATGTGTCAATTTTTATTGAACTATGAGTTTTGGAGTGAACCAGAAACTACCGCAGATTTATACAGCAGTATACTACAGGTTAAACGACAGGTTATTCCTGAAATAACTGAACTTTTGCCAAAATTAATAAAGACAAAGCAGGGCAAAAGCATGTATAATGAATATAAGAATTGGAACTGGTTAGATGAAACAACCTGGAGAAGTTTAGGGAAATTTATAGATGCAAACACTTGAACGTGCAGACATAGAAAGCATAACTTTTGGTGGACATGATAGTCCAGTAACACAAGTACGAGGATATCAAAACTATGACATCACAGATGAACTTGTTGTACCCATCAATAATCCGGGACCAAAGCGTCCATGGGTAGACACCAAAGTAAAAAGCACAGATTTTGAACGTGTGTTTTTTAGTGTAGGCCCTCGCAGTTATGCAGACTTTGGCAGTAATTTAGGCTACTATGTTTTTAAAGTAGCACAGGAGTTTGATATACCTGCTACTGGCGTAGACTATAATTTAGAATACATCGGTGTATGCGAAAGTATCAAAGCAAGACACAGTGCCGCACTAGCAACATTTAAACACACAAACCTAGAGGGTTGGCAAGACGGTGTATATGAATTTATGACAGTGTTTAACGTTATACATCACTTGTATAATCGCACAGAGAAATACATGGACATGTATAGATTGATCAAGGACTTTGCTGACAAAGCAGATACAATACTGTTTGAAGTGCCTACCGAAAAAGATAAAAAAGGACACAAGTGGACTATGGATACTGGCTATAGTGAAGCATTGTTTTATGAACAAGCACTAAAACTATTCACACAAGTAGAACGTATGCCAGGACAAACAGAACATCGTCCCTATTACTTGTGTGTCAAATAGTTGCCGCCCATTTTGCAAAAGCCACTAAATTATTAATACGCCAAGGATGATTGTAACCTTTTGTAGGTTGTGGATCTTCAAATAGAACTTTGCCTTTATATAAGTCAATAGTTGCACAACTCTGTGGACTTGTTAGTACATGCCTATTATG